GAAACGAATCATCGAATCAGATGATGAACTTAAAGCAAAATTTGAAGAAGTGAAATTGAAAGGACAAAATTAATGGAAGTAAATAACTATTCATTGGCTACTAAGCCATATACTCGTGGAGCAGGCAATCAAATCACTACAGTAGTTGAAATCCGACTACAGGATGGAAATCGTTACAGTACCAACATGCGTGAATTGGCTGGTGACCGCACACAAGATAAGGAAGAAACACTTATTCAAGCGGTTCTTGATGTTCTTAAAGCAGAATTAGATCCTGGCTCAGCTATTGTGCAAACTCAATCCAAAGTTGAACAGACTGTACTGAAACTTACTCAAACTGAAAATAAACAGAACGAATTGCTTGAAATCACTGAGAAAATCAACAAAGTAGTTCGTGTTATGGCGCAAGATTCAATTATGGGTGAGAAAATCGCTTATGGTACTACTTACAAGGAACTTGTAGAACTCTTCCCACTTGTTGAAAATGGCAAGAGCTATTCTCCTGGTTCAATGTTTGCGATTGAAGATCCAGAACACAATGAAATCAATGGCGAAGGTAAACGCATCTTGATTCAGACTAACCAACAATTCATCTATCAGGGTGAATCACTCAAACAACTTGAAGGCTCACCATCTCAAAATGGAATCCTTGCAGTTTGGAAATGGGAGGCGCCTAAATCTGAGCTAGAAACTCAACCTGTTCAGTAAGAGGTAGCTTATGCAAGATTTAGCGTTTCATGAATTATTAGAACACCTCAAAAATCTTTCATATAGCCCCTACATTCATTTCTTTTTTTGGTTGATGATTTTAGATATCGTGACAGGATATATCAAGGCATTCAAGACCAAGCGTTTTGATAGCAAGATTGGGACAATGGGATTGATTCGTCATTTCATTGTCTTTCTTGTAATTTTACTAGTAGCTATGTATGCCCGTTCGCTTGGTTTTCGTAGCTTCGGTATTGCTTGGACTATGTTTTTCTCATTCAATTATCTGTTTTCTGTAATTGAAAATTGGGAAATGATAGGACTAGCTTTTCCAGAATTTCTAAAACCGTATATCAATCAAATCAAAAAAGATAATGCTCGTAAGATAGGGCAATTACTAGTAAATATAGATCAAAAAGACAAAGTTGAAGTTGAAGTCGAAGTAAAGGAGAAAGACGATGCAACAAATTAATGAAATTTTACTTAATGGAGCTATTAGCATTCTTGTCATTTTAGTAGGTATTGCAGTTAAGGCTATCAAAGAATATCTCGTTCAAAAAGGCGGAGAAAAGACAATCAAGATTGTTGAAATCTTGGCTAAGAATGCAGTCAATGCAGTTGAGCAAGTATCTGCTGAAACTGGCTACAAAGGTGAAGAAAAACTGGAACAAGCACGAACTAAAATCCGTGCAGAGCTTAAAAAATACAATATCAGCATGACTGACAGTGACCTCGATACCTTCGTTGAGTCAGCAGTTAAGCAGATGAATGATGCTTGGTTGAGCAAATAATAGTTGAGAACCCTTTTGGGTTCTCTTTCTTTTTGAAAAGAAAGGGGGTAGAGATTGAAAAAGGTTATTGAAAGAAAATTAACCATTTCAACCAATAATAGAGATATTGACAGGCTTTATCAAGAATTTTATAGCAAAGATAAAGGTATTGCTGAATTCAAGTTTACACTCGATGAGTTGACTGCTACTAAGGTTATCTGCTTATTCTATTTCAAGACTACTAAGCGATACCAAGAAGTAGAAGCAACAATCGAAGGCAATTCATTTACGGTTCAATTTGATACATCATTGATCACGACAGATGAGTCTGTCATTGGCTACATCTATTTTGAGAAAGTAGAGCAGTCAGCAGATGTGTATAACTTTATTTTTAATGTTCACGTAAGTGAGATTGATAAGGCAGTTAAGACACCACTTATTGAACGTGAATCAGGGCGAATTGTTAACGTCAAGGATGTTGTGACCAAGCAAGAGTTGGATGCGCTTTTTGAAAAAATTAAAGCACAAGGTGGCACTTACGATGATAGTGGTATTCGTGCTAAAATAAGCAATATTTCAATCGATATTGAAGCGTTGAAGACTAAAGCGGATAAAGATACCGTGTATGACGATAGCGCCTTAAAACAGCGTGTAGAGGTCTTAGAAAACAAGTCTAATATTGACACAAGTCAGTTTGCTACCAAACAAGAGCTACAAAATATTGCCTTAACTCCTGGGCCGAAAGGTGACAAAGGAGAGCCTGGCGAACGTGGTCCACAAGGTGATACTGGTCCTAAAGGAACGGACGGTTTACAAGGCCCTCAAGGTATCCAAGGCGAACGAGGTCAAGACGGACCTCGTGGAGAACGTGGAGAACAAGGTCCAATCGGACAAACTGGACCGCAAGGGCCAATCGGGTTGACTGGACCAAAAGGCGAAAACGGCCGTGATGGTGTAGGAATTCCTCAGAAATTGAGCATTGAAGGAAACACCCTCATCTTATCTGATGGTGGTGGCAACGTAACCCTACCAACCGCTACTGGCTCGAATAATCAGGTTAACCAATACGAAATTCACGGTACTGGTATGCCTAACGGTAAAGTAACCGCACCAGTCGGAACTACTTACGTTGATACGGCAGTAACAAATGGCGCTCTTAAATGGATAAAACGCTCAGGCACTGGCAATCAGGGCTGGGAGGTGCTAACTGGTGATACTGGCTGGAGAACGCTAAATATTAAATCTAAACTCGGAAACTCATTTTTGAAAGTTAGACGAAGAAATGATTTAGTTACTTACCAATTCGGCGGTCTTTCGTGGGGTTGGTTCGGCGTCATTCGTAGAGGTGGTGTAGGATACGAGGCACAAGGTAGTGACAAAGAACGAAATTGCTATATTTTAGGATTGAGTGGAGTCCCTCAAGGTTTCAGGTCTGAGGCTAGTTTAATTGGCAGTATCTATAATGACAAGGGCACACCTTACGGGACATGGTATTTAGGGGGTGCTGGAGATAGCAACATGCTGAGGTTTCAGTTTACTGATCCAGTACCGACTGACCGTGACATCGGAGATATTCGGGTAAGCTCAATCTCTTACTTGACTAGTGAGCCTTGGCCTGGCGTTTTACCATAAGAAAGGAAAAAAACAAATGAAAAAAAACGACTTATTCATCGATGTTTCATCACACAATGGTTATGATATTACAGGTATTTTATATAGCATGGGTACAACCAATACTATTATTAAAATCTCAGAAAGTACAAGTTATATCAATCCATGCTTGTCATCACAAACAGAACAATCAACTCCTGTAGGATTCTATCATTTTGCTTGGTTTGGTGGAGATTCAGATGAAGCAGAGCGTGAGGCTAGATTCTTTATTGATAACGTACCACAGAAAGTAAAATATCTTGTGTTAGATTATGAAGACCATGCTAGCGGTGATGCTCAAGCTAATACAGATGCTTGTATCAGATTTATGGATGTCATTAAGGATGCTGGATATGAACCAATCTATTATAGTTATAAGCCTTTTACACTAAGCAATGTGTACTATGAACAAATTATTGCTAAATACCCTAACAGCTTGTGGATTGCAGGGTATGGTTTAAATGATGGTAACGCTGATTTTGAATACTTCCCAACAATGGAAGGAATTCGTTGGTGGCAATATTCTTCAAATCCATTTGATAAAAATATTGTGTTACTAGATGATGAAGAAACAGAAATTGATTCTGGTTGGAAGAAGAACGACACAGGTTTTTGGTATGTACGTTCAGACGGCTCTTATCCTAAAGATGAGTTTGAAAAAATCGATGGTACTTGGTATTACTTCGATGGCTCTGGCTATATGCTTTCTGAACGCTGGAAGAAGCACACAGATGGTAATTGGTACTGGTTCGATAACTCAGGTCACATGGCTACTGGCTGGAAGAAAATTGCTGAAAAGTGGTATTATTTCAATCCTGAAGGTGACATGAAGACTGGCTGGGTCAAGTACAAAGATACTTGGTACTATCTAGACGGTAAAGAAGGTAACATGGTATCTAATACCTTTGTTAAATCTGAAAAAGGCTGGTACTATCTCAAAGAAGATGGCACACTTGCTGATAAGCCTGAGTTTACAGTAGAGCCCGATGGCTTGATTACTACAAAATAAAAATAGAAAGAAATTCAAAATTTAATTACACTTGACCGCTGGCGTTTGCTGGCGGTTTTTTTGTTTTCTCTGAAAATATCCTTGCCCCAAACTCGCCCCAAATAATTTTTAAAGTTATCCTTTTTTATCCTAAAAGAAAAACAAAAAAGCCCGTAAAATCGGGCTTTCTTTTCGGATAAATTCCTATAAAATAGGTAAAAAAAGGCGGTAGACGGATTTAACACCCTTTATTTATCAAGGGTTACGGGTACTTTGCCCCAAATCTGCCCCAAATTTAAGCGGTTAGGAATATTTCTTTTATCTGCTCAAAGTTCTTATCCGCTAGTGCTTCCATCTGGTGTGAGTAGACCTTTAGGGTTATATCTGGGCTCTCATGTCCTAGTAGCTTCGATATGGTCACAATGTCAATACCTTTGAGTATCAGGTAAGATGCGTAGGTGTGTCGCAGACTATGATTTCTTACTGGACGACCAACTAACCTTTTTATCAGCTTGTTACAAGCTGAATTAGACACACCAAAACAAACACGGTTTTTAATGTTTGCTTGCCAATATTTCTTTTTATAAGTTTTTAGTGTTTCAATCGTGGTTTTGTCTATCGGGACTTTTCTTTTTGAACTCTCATTTTTTAAATCTGCAAAATCTTGCGTTTTTGAATAATCAAAGGACTTGTTTATATCTATTATCCCGTTTTGTAAGTCTATATCACTCCAAGTAAGCCCCATAGCCTCAGAAAAGCGCATACCAGTGACCGAAAGTAAGTAGAGGGTAAAATAGGACACGTACTGTATATTCGAGCGTGTAGAGGCTATCAGAGCCTTATACTCGCTTTCTTCCAGAAAGTCATTTTCTTCTGCTCGGTTTTCTATTTGTGATTTAACTTTTGCATCTTCAGCAAAGTTGTAGCTAATTACTTGCTCCCTGACTGCCACTTTCAGAGCGCCCTTGATTTGATAGTGGAATTTCTCAAGCGTTTCTTGAGCGTATTTCTCACCAAACTCATTCAATTTTTTCTGATAATAAAGGGGTGTTATGTCCTTAACTTTCATTGATCCAAAATACGTTTCAATATGTTTCAGGTTCTTTTTGTAAGTTTCCCATGTCTTATCTTTGACGTGCGGGCGCTTGTATACGTCAGACCACATTTTGACGAAGTCATAAAGTGTAACGTCTTTATCGGTCAAGATATTTTGCGAAAGACTTTGCTCGACTTCTAAGGCTTCCACTTGTGCTAGTTTTTTGGTTTTAAACCCGCTTTTTGATTTCTGCTTATACTTTCCGTCTGCATCCTTGTATGATATGCGATACTCCCAACCGTTCGACCTTTTTCTGAAGTATGCCATTGCTTTTCACCTCAATTCTTGATAAAATGGGTATAGTAAAACGGGCTTTTTAATGCCTTTTACTATACGGAATGCCTCACGCTCAGACTCGCCAAAGTTTGAGAGCGTGGGGCTTTTTTTGTTTATTCAAATCCTTTAAAGCTATCTAGAATCTTATCTTTTGAATCAGTTGGATTAACAATCATAACAACGAAATTTCCATAGATTGTAACAGGTTGGTCAAGTAGTTTTTTATCTTTCTTGATTGATGCAAAATATGGATTACTTTCCTCGTATTGATATACTTCTACGGAGCTTCCGTCTGGCAAAATGAACCCTTTACCATCTTGCGCTTGTACTAACGAAAATGATTTTTCTTGTTCGCTTTCAATGGTAAATTCATTATCTTCTAATGCTTTCTTGAAGTCATCTAAACTAGTTGCTTTTTTGGAAGTAGGTTTTTCACTTGTCTTCATTTCTTTAACCTCAGATTTTTCTGTTTTTGGTTGTTCAGAACTATTTTTGGTAGCTGATTGATTGTTAGAGCAAGCTACTAGAGTAAAAGCAGTAGCAAGTAAAACAGTTGATGTTATAAGTGATTTTTTCATGGATATTCTCCTTTATTTGTTTTCTTTATACCTTGTAAATGTCGACAACTTCTCCAATAGTTCGGATGTCGTCATTCTCTGATAAGTGGATTTCCTCGTACCCACTATTTAAACTTTGTAAGTACCAGGATCCGTCATAATCTCTTTTAAGTTTCTTGACGAAGTTCTTTCCATTTATCTGGAAGATACCGATTGAGTTGATATCGACTTGACTAGTAACCTTGATAAACAATAAGTCGTTATCTTCAATGAGTGGTTCCATAGAGTCACCAGCCACTTTAGCTATTGTATCATAGTTTTCTGGCACATCTTCAGCTCTGAGTTTTACTTCCATGTGAAGATTGTCTTCCTGAAACGTTCCATGGCCTGCTGCAACCAATCCCTCGACATAGTCTATAATGTAGTCATCGGTTCTATACTTTTCTAAAACCGTGGTCGCTTTCACGCTGACTTGCTCGTTTAATAGAGTAGTAGCGTAGTCAACTACATTCGCTTGTCTTTCTTCGTCTAGTTGATTGAAGATAGTTAGAATTTCAGGTTCAATATTATTTACTTTTTGAATACCTAGCAAATATTCAGGTGTCATTCCTAAAGCCTTAGCGAAGTCGTCTGTCTTATTAAGAGGGAACTCCCTTGTCCGATTGAAATATCTAGACATTGTAGATTTAGCAATTCCTACCTGTCTAGCTAATTCACTCATAGACATTCCTTTTTCATCTATTCGATCCTGAATAAGATTAATTATTTCATTGTTACTCCTCATTTTTTTCGCCCCCTTTTTTCTATAGTTACATTATATCATCGTTCCCAAAAATAAACAACAGAAACGCTATAAAATATTTTTTTAATATTTTTTTGAAAAAGGGGTTGACACTTTGGAACGAAAGTAGTAAAATGAACTTGTTCCAATACGGGAACGATGAAAATAAAAAAGGAGGTACGCTATGGAGGTCAATTTAAAACGATTGAAAGCTGAGAGAATTGCCAGTGGCATGACTCAGGATGAAGTAGCAGAAAAAATGGGATGGAATACACGCACCCCATACGCCAAACGTGAGAACGGGATTGTTTCTATTGGTGCAGATGAGTTGGCAAAACTAACCTTGATTTTTGGTCTGCCAATGGAAAAAATCACAATTTTTTTTGCAGACAACGTTCCCGAAGTGGAACGAAACTAGAAAGGCGATTATATGAGACCTAAAAGATATCCGTATAAACAAAAACCACCCTTTCCTTCGACAAAAAGAGTGGAGAAAGCAATCAGCGAGCTTGAAGCGTTGAAAGAGCACTATCTTAGCTTGCCTGATGAGTTGAGACCTAGAGCGAAAGCGCTAGTTGGCGAACAATCATACTACGTTACTGATTATGATCTTGAGATTGTTTCAACCGATTTAAAACTTCGTTTTCGTGAGCTGCTAGCATTTTTCGAACAATGTCCTTAACTTCACGGACTTTTACTGGTTCAAAAGTATGATTATCATCACGAACTAGCTCGATAAGTTCATCAATCATTTTGTCAATAAAAGGACTATATGACATGACTTCACCTCCTTTCTGCTTACATTATAGCAGAAAGAGAGTGAAAAAATAGAAAGGAGATGATTAAAAATAACAAGAGCAAATAGAAGATATTACTGGCTTCAACTGAAGGAAGATTTTTTCAAAACTAAAGAAATGAAGTTGATGAGAAAACTTCCAGGCGGAGAAGAACTCACAATCATTTACTTGAAAATCATGCTTGTCAGCTTAGCAGATGAGGGCAAGATATACTTTGAGGGTTTAGCCGATGATTTAGCTGAAGAGTTAGCGTTACTCATTGATGAAGATCCTGAAGCTATCAGAATGGCTTTACTATTCCTAAGTCAAAAAAACTTACTTACCACATCGGACAATTTCCAGTATAAATTGGAACAAGTTCCAGAGATGATTGGTAGCGAAACCGCAAGCACACGTAGAGCTCGCAAGCATCGAGAGTCCCAAAAAGCGTTGCAATGCAACACCAATGCAACAAAACGCAACGGAGAGATAGATATAGAGATAGATAAATATATAGAGATAGATAATAATAATAGAACTATCAGTCCAAGTCTAGCTGAAAATCTAAAAACCAGTGGTATTCGTATCAATGAAAAACAACATCAACAACTACTTGAATATGTAGGACTTGACGGAATGAGTTTTGATATGTTGAACCGTGCTATTGAAATTACTTCGGGAGTTCATCAACCTAGCTTTAACTATCTAAAAGCAATTTTGGAGAAGTGGAAAGAAAAAGGATTTACTTCACTTGAACAAGTGGACGAACATGAAGAAGAAAGACAGAGTTCTAAAAACTCAACTTCTAAAACTAGATTTACTGGAAACGCAATTGAGCATGAATATCAAGGCGAGTTACCGTTTTAGAAAGGAAAAAGAATGGAAGGTAAAAAAGTTGTTTCAGTCAAAACATCAGAACATGATGTGTTACTGACTGCACGAAAAAACCACCCCGCAGTTTTCGTCAATGGAATATTTCTTGACGGAGTAGAGAGAGTGGAATTTATCAATCACTTTCAAAACAAAGATTGTGAAGTGTTATTAACTTTCAACGACAGGATAGAAAACAATCCGTTTCCATTAGATGAAGTCAATCTATTAGAAAAGTTATTCGGTCAGACTTCAAACGGGCAATCCTTACGGGATATAGTTTTGCAAACTCTTGGAGATGGTAGTTAGTGTCTACACCATCAAAGAAAGATACATGCATACTGAAGCTTTCTTTACCATCTTTCTTGGCTCTTTCGTACTCTTTGCCAAGAATAATCAAAGAAGCTTCTAACTGATAATCACTCATGACTTTACCTCCTTTCTGCTTACATTATAGCAGAAAGAGATTGAGAAAAAATAGAAAGGGGGTTGAATGGAAAAATTAAATTTAGAACCTATCTATTATGTGAACGAAAACGAAATATGCAAAAAGCATTCTTGTTATATGTGGACTTTCAAGCATCCAGTCAAGGCTAAAGGAAGGAAAACACCTTATCAGCCTACCTTTTGCCCTGAGTGTCAGCGTGAAGACATGGCAAGGGAACAAGAAAAGAAAATTGGTGAGGCGTATATCTCGTCTATACTTTCAAATACTTTTGGAGTGTTAGAAAGAAATAGCATAATGCCAAGCGACATGAAAGATGCTAGTTTTAACACGTTTACAGTCAACAATGAAATTGACGAGAAAGCAAAAAACTACGCTTTGAGAGTAGCAAGGCATTACTTCAAAGATGGCAAAGGCAATTCAATTATTCTTGGACAAGCTGGAGTTGGCAAAACGCATCTAGCTATTGCAATAGCTAAGAAGATAAACATTGACTTTAAAGCAAACAACAATCCAAAAAGCGTGTTGTTCATGAATTGCCCTACCATGTTTCAGAAAATCCAAAGCGGGTTCAGTCAGAAAGATGCACGGACAACGGATGAATGGCTGGAACTACTGAAAAAAGTTGATTATCTAGTTTTAGACGACTTTGGGAAAGGCGATCACGCACAATGGAAAAAAGACTTTCTTTACAACTTGTTAGATGCACGAGATAGAACAATCATCACTACTAATTTGACAGGGCAAAATATGAAACAAGTCTTTGACTCTAGTCTAGTCAGTCGAGTTGCAAAGGGCGCAAAGGATCTAACTTTTAAATATCCTGAAAGCGCAGAGGACAGGAGGACATTACCATTTTGATGGAAGAAGAAAGAAAGCAAATGATTGCTGATTTTGAAAGTAAATATTTCAAGTTATCAACCTTGCTTAAAGATAGGCTACTGGTAACGACCGATGAGAAATTCACTCGTAAATTGGACGAAATGACCTACTATGCTACAAACGGTAGCGTGTATACATTCGCAAAATAAAAAGTCCTTGACGGCGATCAAGGACACAACAAAATATTTCTAAAAGGATTATAACATGAATGATCTAATGATGCAAATGCTAGACCAATTCGAAGCTGGCTTGATGGATAGGACGCTCAAGGTCATGACCATTGTGACCGACGAAAAACGGCGTTATCCAATGGAACTGAACAAGTCGCAATGCTCAGAGATGCTACTTGGAACCAAGGACACGACGACATTCGACGAGCGCTTCAACCGACACGCAGATTTTCCAAGAATTGAGGGGAAGCGTGAGAAATATCCAAGGGATGCCGTGATTGAATGGTATAACGAAAACTGGCATAGGACGGCAATTTAGGAGAAACAACATGAAGTTATTGGATAAACTTACAAAATGGTTTTTCAACAATGAACCTAAAGAAAAAAATATTGATTGGAAAGAAACTGCACTTATTTTTTCAGAAGAAAATATACAGTTAAGAAAACAACTTAAATACTGGATGCAAGTATGTTCAGACCAAAAGAAAATAAATGAAATCAACGAGGAAAAAGAAAAATGACAGAACCAACTTTAGCAAGCCAATTTTTAGGAATTGCAACAATTATTACTTGCTTATTCATCATATTGCTATTGATTGCAAATAGCGAACAGAAAGCGAAAGCGAAAAAGAAAGCTCAAGAAGAACATGACAAGATGGTTATTGAAGTCTACCAGCAAGGCAGAAACCAATTCAATAATATCGCACGCATGAACATTCGCAACTGTGACCGTAAATTTACTTACGACACACAAAAACCAGAAGGTCTACGTGAAGAGTTACTAGCTCTACCATATCCAAAGGGGTGATTGAATGTATATATGGGATTGTGGATGTAGAGATTGTGGAAACACATTTGAATACATTGATAGTTACCCAATCATCGAATGTCCGAAGTGTGGGAGCGATGATTTAAAGAATGAATTTAAAGGGAGAGCCTATGATTAGTAGAGAAATGGACGAATTAGAAACAAGTGTATTTAATTACATTAACAACAACGGAACATTTGAAAAACCCGCACAATCGAAAAATATTCGTAGAGATTATAACCTATCAGAACGAAGATTAAAAATGATTGTCGAGAGTTTAAGAATGAATTTCGGACATCCTATCGTCGCTCTGAAAACAAAACCTTACGGGTATTATATACCTAAAAACGAAGAAGAACGACAAGCTGGACTTGCACCATACAGACGGCAAATCCTAACCGAGCAAAAGAACTTGTCCATCGTTATGGCTGTGGATTTAGATAAGTATTGGAAGTTAGAGCATGATTGAAGAACTACTTGCGGAAATTGGTCAATGGCGCTCTGACTATATACATCTTGGAATTGAACTCGGAGAAATTATCAACAAACAACAAGATACAATCTTGAAACTACAGAACAAAAATACACGCTTGAAGCGTGAAAATTGGAACTTGAAGAAAACGAAAGGTAGAAAGAAATAATGGAAAATACAACAAAAATGCTAGCTAAAACAATTTTAATTACACTTGAAAATCAAAAAGGTTGGGTGTCCGAACCTCGATTTGAAACACTAGACGTCATAAATGATATCCGTAAGCGCAATACACTTACAGAAAAGAAAGTTGACGATGATGGGGAATTTTACGAAGAATTCAAAGGATATTTGAATGACGAATTAGAAGAAAAACTAAAGATGATTGAGATTTCATTCAAACGTGATTTAGCAGATTATGAACGATACAAAGTTGAAAAAATCAAAACTATCACTAAAAATCTAGACATTATTAGTCAATTAGTAGAAATCTATTCAGATGAGAAAGAAGAGGAAAAATAAAAAATGACAAACGAACTAACACACAAACAATTTTTTAACTCACCAGCAGTAAAACAAAAATTCTCAGAAGTGGTAAACGGCAACGGTCAGCAATTCGTGGCCAGCTTGCTTAGCATCGTGACAAATAACAACCTACTAGCTAAAGCTACAAATGAAAGCATCATGACCGCTGCAATGAAAGCCGCAGTCTTAAACCTACCAATCGAGCCTAGTCTTGGTTATGCGTACATCGTACCTTACAAGAACCAGGCACAGTTCCAAGTCGGGTATAAAGGATTGATTCAGCTTGCTCAACGTAGCGGACAAGTGACACGTCTGAATGCTGGAGAAATCTACGAAAGCCAGTATAAAGGTTTTAACCCACTGACTGAGGATCTTGAAGTAGACATGACTGCTATTCCAAAAGAAAAAGAAAAAGTGGTAGGTTACTTTGCTTTCATGCGATTGGCTAATGGTTTTGAAAAAACAGTATTTTGGACTAAGGAGCGAGTCCAAGCTCACGGTAAAAAGTACAGTCAGTCATTCTCTAGCAAATATAGCCCTTGGCAGTCTGATTTTGATGCTATGGGTCGTAAAACCGTATTAAAGCACATGCTTTCAACTTATGCCCCTCTTTCTACTGAATTGCAAGATGCGATTGTGGCAGATAACGCAGACAGTACAATCTCAAACAAAAATGAAATCAAAGACGTCACTCAAGAACCAGTTGCTGAAACATTGGATGGTATTCTAGGAGCCCCTAACACGCCCACAGATGGCGGTAACGTGGTAGAGGGAGAATTTACCGAGGAAACCAAAACAACCCCAAAAACGGCTAAAAAAACGGCAAATCCTAGCAAAGTAGCCTCTACCGAATACCCAGCAGAAGAAATTCCAGATTTTGACGAAGAAACAGGCGAAGTTTTAGAGGAGGTCAGCTTGTTTGAAGGCAACACAACCAATATCAAGGAGCAGTAGTCATGGAAGAACTAACACAAGAGAACTACTACCAGGACACGACCTACTTGACCAACTCACGTTTCAAACGGTATCAACAATGCCAAGCGAAGGCATTTGCCCTTGATAGTGGTCAATGGGTAGAAGAGAGGGACGAGACCCCTCTTCTACTCGGTAACTACGTTCATAGTTACTTTGAAAGCGAAGAAGCGCATCATCAATTCATGGACGAAAATGGCGACAAGCTACTAGCCAAGACTGGCAAGAATAAAGGAAACCTCAAATCTGAATTTGTGATTGGCGACAAGATGATTGGGAGTCTGAAAGACGATGAAGGTTTCAACCGCTTGTACCATGGTTACTCATCGGATGAAGTTCAAAAAGAATTGATTGTCTATGGCGAAATCGAAGGCGTGCCAGTCAAAGGGAAACTAGACAGTGTAAATCTGAGCCGTGGGTACTTTGTGGATTTAAAAACCATGAAGTCCATCTATGCTGAAGAATGGAGCACAGAACTCAAGAAACGAGTTCCCGCTGCAGTCAATAACATTTTGAATTTTGGGTATCATGGTCAGCTTGGCCTATATCGTGAACTCTTAAACCAAATGACAGGTAAGGATTTTAGACCTTACATCGTAGCGGTAAGTAAGGAAAACGTGCCAGACCGTGAAATTCTGAAAATCGATGATGAATGGCTCGAGGAAGGTTTGGGAAAAATCAAGTCCGAAATCGTCGAAGTTTGGGATGTGATCCAGGGCAACCAGAAGCCTAAAAAGTGCGGTCATTGTGACTACTGTAGAAGCCAGAAAAAACTAGATGCAGTCGTTACTCTGAATGACCTGATTGAAATGTAAATAAAATTAAACAAGCCGTGCATTCTTGTAAAACTGCGAACTAGAAAGCGTCAGTAAAGGTTATGTGACCTTGGACGAGCGACTGCCCGTATTTAGCCAAACTCACACACAAAGGCAGTCGCATTTTTTAGATAAACAATAACAGGAGCTATAATGAAAAATCTGACCTTATCGTTAGACATTTCAACTACTGCGACAGGCTGGGCCTTATTTGAAGGTTCAGACCTTGTCGAGAGTGGTGTCTTAAAACATAAAAGCAAGTCATTCTTTGAACGTGGGCGCTTTATGGCTAGTGAATTAAGAACGATTCAATCGAGAGCCTTGCAAACATACGAGGGTGCGTTCGAGTCGATTGTAGTCGAGAAAAACTCGGTCATGGGTCCTAATCAACAATCTATGATCAGTATCGGAATTGTGACAGGTCTTATCCTTGGACGGTTAGTCGCTGACAACGTGTATTTTGTGAACGTGTCGACCTGGCGCAAGTATTGGAAGTTCAGCTATAAAGACCGTAGCAAAAAATCTATGAAGTTGCAGTCGGTAGCTAAAGTGTCCGAGAACTTCGACCTGAATGTTAAAGATGACGAGGCCGATGCCGTTCTGATTGGCTCGTACTTTGTCAATAAAGGTCACGAATTCGGAGACCTGGAAAGCCACAAGATGAGTTAAAGGAGAAAGGTTATGAGCTATACCGTAACACTTTATTTTAAAGATAAAATAGAAAGGACGCACTTTTTTAAAAAAGGAGCAGATGCTATCGAATGCAAAGTTTGGCTTGAAAATACATATAAAAATAATCAGTCGTATCGAGTCAAACTCGAAAAGGTGGAATGATGAGCGTAAATGAAGAACTACTCAAAAGCTACAAGCACTCGCTGGAATTGGCAAAGGAAAGGATAGAAGAGCTATCTGAACCGACTATCAAGTCATCGGTGCATACACGCTCAGCAGAGCGTGACTTTCTCAAGAAGAAAGTTAAATATTATGAAGCTAAATTAACGGAGTTGGAAGATGAATAAACAAGAATTGATTGAAGCAGTTATTGAGTTACCAGTAGATTGCAGTGGCTCTAGACCTAAGGTTGATAAATTAACAACGTTGGAATTAATAAAGTTACTAGACGAACCGCAGAAAGTCGTAGTACCGCAGTTTGTGGCGGAGTGGATTGATTATTTTAAAAAATATTCAGGCTTTTTATATGGAAGCATCGCACCTTACTCATACTATGGACATGCTATAACTGATGATTTTGTGGGTGACGTAAAAAAAACTTTGGGATGGATTCGTAACAATAGCGAGACATACGCCCGTGCATGGCTTGACGGCTACGAGGTCGAGAAAGAACCGAAGTATACGGTCAAGATTAAAGCAACAAAACACTACTTTGCAAAAGACGGTAATGGACGTATATATTTCTCTCTTAAGTATGAAAGTGCGTTTACAAAAATTGAGTTAGAGAAAGTAAATCTTGGCTGGGTATTCGATTGCGAGGGGATTGAAGTCAAGGAGGTGGAGGAATGAACATACAGGGACTAATTGAACGATATGAAAAATTTAAAGCTAGCAAGAAAAAACTGACCTCGGTTGATTTGGTTTTGAAAGACTTACGGTCTTTAGACGAACCAGAACCGTTGCCATTCAAGTTAAAAGATGTTGTTGGTCGAATCAGAGGGTTTGACCCGACGACACAAACTAGATGGCTTAATGACATTCTTAAAGAACTAGGGGGCGACTACGGTTCAATGAAATATCGTGATGGCTACGAGCAAGGAAAACTTGAGGGCATGCTTGAGCGTGATAAAGCAACAATTCCACAGTATATCGCTGATAAAATCAAGTATATGAAAAAATACGATTATAACATCTTTGACGCAATGATGGCGACTGAAAGAGATGATAAATTTTATGATTGGCTTTTTACAGATGATAATATGGACACCTTCACTATTGCTTGGCAGTATGGCTACGAGGTAGAAGCAGAAAAAGAGGAAGAGAAGCGGTATTATATAAGGCTAAAAATTGATGATGAAAATTATAATTACTTAAACTATATTAAACATCTTAGTGCTTGGTGTTTAGCAGGAATAAAAAAAGATAAAAAATTTCGTACAGAACACACTCGCAAACAATTAGAAGATGCGGGCTTTGGTGAAGTGTTTAACAGTACATTGTTTGAAGTCGAGGAGGTGGAGTGATGGAAAAATCAAAAGAAATTGGTTTAGCAATCACAGAAATACAAGTAAAGGTATTAACTCAATCCGAATCCTTGAGTGCCCATGAATTGAATAACATTAAAATAAAAGCAAGGACTTTATATGAAAGTCTTGTATGGTTACATTACGAAGCAGAGGAGAGAAAATATTGAAACGCTTTTTAATCAGCTATGCCTTACTCACGACTTGTCTATTATTCATGCAACGTGAAGCACAGAAGCCCTTGCTTGTTTATCATGCAGATAGCAAATATCAGATTACTGGCAAGGTTGAGGATAAGAAGAAAATCGGAAGTCTATTCACTATCACGGTAAATGGGAATGTGTTCGTGGTGAGTGAAGAAAAATATAAAAACATTGAAATAGGAGATGATATTGAATTATGACATCAAACATGGAACTACTGGCGCACCGTGTCGAAAAGTGGGCTAAAGAACGAGGATTAGACAATCCTGACAATAGCACGGCGCAAGCGTTGAAATTATTTGAAGAAGCTGGCGAACTTGCACAAGCACACTTGAAAGAACGTGAGCAAGACGGGAAAGATGCAGTAGGTGATATTTTGGTAGTATTAACGATTTACTGCCAACAAAAAGGTTGGAGTATTGCTGAATGCTTTGAACTGGCTTATAACGAGATCAAGAACCGAAAAGGGAAAATGGTAAACGGTTCATTTGTGAAAGAAGGGGACTTGAAATGAAAGATAACGTAAATAAACCGAGCCATTACATTTCAGAAAGTGGAATTGAAGCCTTAGATGTGATAGATGCTTTTAAGCCTTGCCCTGAATACAAAGCCGGTTTCTTTTGGGGTAACGTCGTGAAGTACGTTTTGCGATTCCACAAAAAGAACGGTGTCGAAGATTTGAAAAAGGCAGAGTTTTATTTGAAACGATTGATCGAGGAATTGGAGAATGGATAGACTTGAATTAGAGTACGCGCTTTATAAAGGTGATACCTTTATCACTTGTGGCACTCTTAAAGAAATTAGTAGAGATACTGGTATAGCTATTGTTACCCTGACTTCGTACGCTTCTCCCTCGTATAAACAGAAAAATCCAAATGGTAAACAACTAATAAAAGTGGATTTTGAAAAATTAAGTGACAAACAATGCGAGCGATTCGCTTTTATGTTGAAGCAAAAAAGAATAGACAATAAACTTTCAAGAAGTGAACTAGCCAAAAAGTTAGGTTACTCTTACGCAGAAATAATGAAATGGGAAAAGAAAACTAAAAAACCTAATCTTTATATAGCTGAAGATGTGGCTACATTTTTTAAGATTCCTCTAGATGTTTTAATTGGAGAAAAATGAAAAAGCCGAGGCATTCACTCTACCTCGACAACGCTTTCAGTACTAATATTATATCATAAAGGAGATAGAGAGTGAAGGCTAGAGAGCTTTTAAGCGAATTACAGAACCTTGACCTAGATATTCAAAGTAGAATAGACGAAATCAACGAGCTTGAGGCTGGTCTGCTCTCAAGTCCTAAATGGTCAGAGGTTAAAGTTAAAGGGGGGCAACCCAGGAAGATTGACGACGTGTATGCTCAGTTAATAACTATGAAGGATGCAATAGAGCAGGACACAAATGCCATAATCAATCGTAAGATGGTTCTTGGTCGCATGATCAACAAGCTAAGCAATCCAAGGCACAGAACTATTCTACGAATGACCTACATCAATAAAATGTACGTAGACGATATCTGCGATAGTCTTGGTGGTATCAGTTCGCCTACTTATTACAGACTAAAAAAACAAGCAATAAAAGAGCTTGATAGTATTCTTAGTGAATTGATAGTAAATGATAGTAATTGTACAGGCATGAAGTTTTAAAACTGATAAAATGGTAGTATCAAATGCTGCAGCAGATGATACTCCTTTATGAAAATCTGAGGGCTTCGCCCTCGCATGGCGGTGACGGGTATATTGTTTTATCTCCAAACTCAAACAAAAACTTATCTTCGGTTCGACTCCGAGCACCGTCTTAAAGGCTACACAAAAATAAATAAGAAAGGTAAATATAATATCGATTCTATTCGAGGTCAGTAGCCACCTCGATATTACAAAAAGTAAAATCGAGAGACCATATAACCCGAAAAATGCACGCCTTAGAGGTGTGTGTTTTTTGGTTCCAGGACAACGAATTGAAAATAATTGATAAACCTTTAGAATGGCTACGACCATACAAAAACAATCCAAGAAATAATGACAAGGCAGTAGAGCCAGTTGCTAACTCAATCAGAGAGTTTGGTTTTAAAGTTCCAATCGTAGCAACCAAAGACGGAGAAATTATAAACGGGCATACACGGTATAAAGCTGCACGCTTTTTGAAACTCGAAACTGTGCCAGTTTTAATCGCAGACGACCTTTCAGAAGAGCAAATAAAAGCGTTCAGGCTTGCCGATAACAAAGTAGGCGAGATTGCCGAGTGGGACACAGAACTACTCTACGCAGAACTTGAAAGTGTCGAAGGCTTAGATATGACCATGTTTGGGTTTGAGGATGTCGACTATTCTTTGGATGACTTCGAGGAGTCCGAGGATCCAGAAGATGCCAAGGAATTTTCACAAGAGGAAGAGACAGGTATTGAACACGGGGACATCTTCCAATTAGGGCGACATCGTTTAATGTGTGGAGATAGCACATCGGCAGAGGATATGGCTCGACTAATTGATGGAGAAACGATTGACCTATATGTAACCGACCCACCTTACAACGTGGCCTACCAAGGCGGAACCGAGGAAGCTATGACGATCATGAATGACAGTATGGATGATGTCAGCTTCAGGCAATTCCTGAGGGATGCATTCGCAGTCGCAAACAACCACTTGAAACCTGGAGGGGCGTTCTATATCTGGCATGCAGATTCGGAAGGTTTGAACTTTAGAGCTGCAGTCAAAGAGACAGGGTGGTTGCTAAAACAATCTATCATCTGGGTAAAGAATGCTATTGTGTTAGGTCGTCAAGACTACCAATGGAAGCATGAACCTTGCTTGTATGGGTGGAAAGATGGAGCGAGTCACTATTTTGTCGATAATCGTTCACTAGCCACGGTCATTGAAGAGGACGAAGAAAACCTAAAAGAAATGACTAAGAGCGAGCTAATCTCTTACATTAAGACCATGCAAGAAACAACTCCGACCACTATCTTCTACGAAGATAAGCCAGTTAGAAACGACATCCACCCAACCATGAAACCTTTGAAGTTGATTGCTAGGTGTGTTTTAAATTCTAGCAAGAAAGGCGACAGAGTTCTAGATAGCTTCAATGGTGGTGGTTCTACTCTTATGGTTTGTGAGAAGTCAGAACGTATTTACTATGGTATGGAACTTGACCCACTCTATGTTGCACGGACAATTAGACGCTGGGAAGAAGAAACAGGGCTTACTGCTGAAAAAGTGAGCTGAAATTTTTTAAAAAGTAAGGAAGTGAGGCGATGGCTGGTGCAGATAATTTAAAAGTCCCAACCTCGGACGAAGCTCGGAAGTATGGCAAAAAAGGCGGAGTCGCTTCAGGCAAGGCTCGAAGAAAGAAAGCCAATCTGAGAAAGGCATTTGAAACAATACTGCAAGCCGAGGTTGCAAGTCCAAACGTTAAGAAACAACTTGAAGAGCTGGGCTTTGATTCAACCAATGAAATGGCTCTGGCTATGGTCATGATGCAAAAGGCAATGAAAGGCAATGTCCGAGCTTTTGAGCAAATCAGTAGGCTTACCGCTATTGATACAAAAGATAGCCTTGATAAGCGTGAGCAAAAAGAGCGTATTGAAGCCTTGAAATTGGAAAACCAAAAACGCAGGGTCACGCTTGAAGGAAGTGCAAACTCAGAAGATGTCATGGCTGAGTATTTCGACAAGTTGGAGGATGCTTTAAACGATGGCACTTGATAGACTATATACAGATAAACAAATAAAAATTTTAAAAAGGGCAGTTGCTACTGACTGGTATATGATGATCAACCACGGCGCAGTACGTGCTGGTAAGACTAAGTTAGACAATGACCTTTTTTTAATGGAGTTAAAACGAGCAAAGCGAAACGCTGAGAAAGTCGGAGTTAAGAACCCGATGTATATCCTCGGTGCAGTTTCCTCAGGAACGCTTCAAACCAATATACTGAGAGAAATCTCGGACTCGTACAATTATGATTTTAAGTTTGACAGGCACGGGAATTTCACGCTCTTTGGCGTATATGTCGTCACAACGTTCACAGGCTCCATAGCGGGTCTAAAAGCTATCCGTGGTATGACAGCATTCGGAGCGTATGTAAACGAGGCTACGTTGGCAAATAAGGCCGTATTCGATGAAATCCTAAAGCGTTGCTCTGGTCTTGGTGCTAGAGTTATCTGCGACACCAACCCAGACCACCCTAAACATTGGCTTAAGGTTGATTACATCGACAAAGCGGATGGCGAGAAAATCCTTGCTAACCACTTTACAATCTTTGATAACACATTCTTGAACCAGCGATATGTTGATAACCTAATAGCTACAACCCCATCTGGCATGTTTACCGACCGTGGTATTTACGGGCAATGGGTAACTGGAGAGGGTGCTGTATATCGTGACTTCAAAGAGGACATGTATATCGATAGCGCTCCAGATGATTTAGTTAGATTTTATGCTGGCGTTGACTGGGGTTATGAACACTACGGCTCTATCGTTGTTGTTGGAGAAACGTCTGACGGTTCTATCTACTTACTTGAGGAACATGCACACCAACATGAAGAGATTGATTTCTGGGTAGACGTTGCTAAAGACATAAAAAGCCGATATGGGAACATCACGTTTTGGGCGGATAGCGCACGACCTGAACACGTAGCCAGGTTTCAAAGAGAACAAATCAAGACATTCAACGCAAATAAAGCGGTCTTGTCAGGAATTGAAGAAGTCGCTAAGTTCATGAAAGCTGGGCGCTTTTTTGTTGTATCAGATAAAGTAAGCCGTTTTAAAGACGAGGTTTACCAGTATATCTGGAACGAGAAAACAGGCGAGCCAATCAAGGAGAATGACGACGTACTGGATGCATTACGCTATGCGATTTATTCACAACATTCACAACCAAAAGCAACCGTTAAGAGAAAATCTCTTTATGGTTTGTAGAAAGGGAGAACATGTATAAATACTTAACCTATCCACGGGATGGATATGACGAAACAGATTTAAATGCTGAATTGATTTATAAGCTGATCCGCAAACACGCAATTGAGCGAGAGGATTTGCAAAAATTAAAGCGGTACTACATCGGAGAACATTCTATTCTCAAACATGAAAGGCGCAATCCGAACGCTCCAAACTTTAAAACGGTAGCTAATCATGCGAAGGATATTGCAGACACGTCCACAGGCTACTTTCTGGGTAGTCCGATTACCTACAACAACACAGGCGAGAGTGACCTTGAGCCGTTGCTGGTTGCATTTGATAACGCAGAAGTTGACCAAGTTGACACGCAGAATGCTCTTAACATGGCTATCTATGGCCGTGCTTATGAATACATCTATGTCAAAGAAGGTCTGAACGAACTTGACTCAGCTAGTCTTGATGTCGAGAATACCTTTATAGTCTACGATGATAGTATTGAACGCAGACCCTTGTTTGCGGTCTACTACTACGAGGTCAAGGACGACACGAAAGACACGAAGACATACCAAGCAGAGGTTTTTACACAGAACTTGCATTACCACATTATCTTGAGCGATTCGTCAGGGTCGTATGTGAAAAAAATTGATGTTGAACCACACCACCTTGGTCAAATCCCAATCATCGAGTACAAAAATAACAATTTTGCGATTGGCGATTACGAGCAACAGATTAGCTTGATTGATGCCTATAATTCCTTGATGGGTAACCGTGTAAACGACAAAGAACAAGCGATTGAGTCTATCCTTGTCTTGTACGGAGCACAGTTAGGAGACACGCCTGAAGAAACCCACAAAGCTATGTCTATCCTTAATGAAGAAGGGCTTTTGGAGCTTCCAAGTGATAGTGCAAAGGCTGAGTTTTTGAAGAATACGCTGGACGAAAGTGCTACTGAAATCTTACGCAAAGCCTTGAAAGAGGATATTTACACCTTTAGCCACGTACCGAACCTAACGGACGAAAAGTTCGCAGGGAATAGTTCAGGGGTAAAATAGTTGCCCTCCTCAAAGGTAACTTTGAGGTAATAAATCGGGT